GGACAGCATCCGCGCCGCCGAGGATCGCGTGGCCGCTACGGCAGCAGAGCTGATCGCCTGATAGCAGTAACGCTTCGGGCGGGGCTGATCTACTCGACCCCCATGAACATTTTAAAAAGGAGAAGCAGAACATGGAAATCAACACCCACGGACGAAGCATCAACAAGGAGACATTGACCAACGCCTCCAACTCCACCAAGGGCCTCGGCTCCCGCACGGGGGAGTATGTGGAAATCTTTTATGACAAGTCAACCGGCGCTGTCTGGTGCAAGTACCACTGGGATCGTGAGGAATGGACGGTCTACCACGACGATGATGTCACGAAGGTCGGTATTGCGGTACGATACAAGACCCAGCAGCAGATCGCGGACATGATCGACAATACCCTAACGGAGGACGAACAGACCGAGCGCGAAAACGCCGAATACCTGAAAGGGGGCGCGTGGGCATGACTACACAGGAGCTAATCAAGCGATACAGGATCTCCCTGAAAATTGACGAACACGGCCAGCCCAACGGAAATTTGGTTGTGTACCGCGCCGACAAAGCGGCTCTTGCCGCCATCAAAGCCGCAAAGCCGGAGATCGTTGCCGTGCTGCTGGCGCAGCGCGAAGCCAGCCTACGCGCCGAACAGGAACGGCAGGCGAAAATCGACGCCATTCCCGGACTGCGGGAGATTGAAGCCGCCCGCATCGATCTAGTAAATTGGAAACTGGAATTTGATGCCAGCTTTGACGGCGAAGGCGGCGGCGGCGTGGGCGTCCGTCCCAAGCCGAAGTACGACATGGACGCCCTGCACGCAAAATATCCCCGCGCCAAGGCGTATTTGGACGCCATGGACTTTGCCGAATCTGCCAACGACGCGAAAGCTGCCGCCGGGAGAAAAGCGCTGGAGGCCATCATCAACGGCGAAAACTACGAGCGGGCCGCTTCCACCATGGAAGCGGAGTGGAAAAGCCATGCTGCCAGCCACATTTGGGACTGATTTACATGACAGATAAGATTTAAGACATCTTGACAAGCCCACCAAACTGTGATACACTGGCGATGTCGGGTGCAGAGGGCGTCTGCATCCGGAGCGGCACGATCCTGCCGCCGTGGATTGAAATAGTAAGAAGAAAAAACTCCTTCAAACCCAGGAAAAGCACCGGTTGCCGGTGTTTTTCCTTTTTTTTGCAAAAATCTCTTGACGCGCCACCCAACGAGTGGTATAATCAACTTGTAAGTTAGATATGGATCGCCGCTACAGCGGCTGTTTAAGAGGAGGAAAAGCCATGAACACGAACACCTACAAAGATACGTTCCGGCGATCTGCAAAAAAACAACAGAAGGAGAATAGACATGACTGACAAGACATTTTACTTCCTGTTTTTCGACGCCCTGAACCGTGCTGACCGCGACGCCTACGTCTCTGACTGGGCGCTGTCCTCCGTCTGGGGCGATGCCCCGGGGGCAGAAATTCCCGCGGCCCGCATCGAGACGCTGGGGCAACTGTGGGACGCGGCCCACTTGACCATCCGTGACATCCGCGCTCACACCGGCCTATCCCAGGCCGCTTTTGCAGCCCGCTACTGTATCCCCCGCCGGACGGTGGAGAACTGGGAGGGCGGCGACCGCCAGTGCGCGGCTTGCCTCCGCCTACTGCTGGCAGAAGCTGTGGGCCTGTATACTCGCCCGGATCGCGGATGATGACCATAGCTCCGTTGTCATTTTGTTGACACTTTGCGTCTTTTTCGGCCCTCAGAATGTCCCAAAACGCGGACAGATTTAGCAGTAAAGTGGATTGTGAAATCGCCGGAAACCCGCGTAAAAACTAAGAAAATCGCGCAACCCGCACGGTTGCGCGATTTTCTTCTTGGTGCCTCGTCGGGGATTCGAACCCCGGCACTGGAGATCTATAAGTGGCTATATACCGTCGTTTTTCAGTTTTCCGTTGTCATTTTGTTGCCACATGGCGGAAAAGTATTCGTTGATTTCCTCGTCCACTTTGACCCGTTCGGCGGGCATGGTGTGCTGATAAACGGTCTTGAGCATATTGTTTGTGGAGTGGCCCATGCGCTCCATGGCATACTTGTCCGGGACACCCAGCTTGAGCATCACAGAGGCGTTGACGTGGCGCAGGTCGTGGAAGCGGTAGTGCTTGATGCCGGCTTTCTCGCAGGACGACGAGAAAGCATAGTAAATGGCGCGGCGACTCTGAGGGCAAAGGTGCTCCTGATCTGCGGAAATAGCGCTGATCAGCGATAGGATATGAGCGGGGACGGTGAGATAGCGGTCGGAGCTGTACGTCTTCGGTGCTTTTTCGCCCTCGTCCACGAGAGCCTGCTTGACGTGGAGAACGCTGCCATTGATGCAGTCGCGGGTGAGGCCGCGGATCTCCGACATTCGGAGGCCCAGGCACATAGCCAGTAAAACGGGAAGCTCCACCCACTTGCCGGCCACCGCAGCGGCAATAGACTTAATGTCGTCCTCGCTGGGCAGGACGATCTCTGCGCGGATCTTCTGCGGGAGGGTCACGTGCAGCGATATGTCGGGAGCAAACTCGCCCACAGTGGCGCTCAGAAGGCCGTAGGCGTTGCGGACGGATTTGGGGGAGGAACTGCTTGCCATGGCGTTTACGGCACGCTGGACGCGCTCGTGAGACAGCGCGGAGAGCTTTTGACCCATGAGCGCAGCAAACGCATTTTTGCGGATGCGCTTATAGCCGGCCACGGTAGACGGAGAAAGAACGTCCTCTTTCATCGCTATGTAGCGGTCTATGGCTTCGCCCAGGGTGAGGTTGATCTCCGGCGCGTCCGGGGCTTTTATCCCGTGCTTGATGGCCATAGCTTCGGCCTGGGCCTCGGCCTTGGTCGGTCGAGTGACGGACACATCCTGCCCGCCAACGCGCACGCGGCACGTCCACGCCCCGGAGGGCAGCTGCCGGGCGGCAGGCGCAGCGTCGCGGGATTTTTTCTCGCGAACCTGACGCGTGCCGCACCACTTACAGTAGACGCTGTCGCCGTCTATCTCGCGGGCGCAGCCTTTATTTTTGCAGATCATACGTCACCCCCCCCTGTGGAAAGGCCGTGCCCAAGTCGGGCACGGCCTTGATGCTGTTATAGTACTGCCTGGGCGATATAGCGCCCGATGGCCTTAATGTCGCACTTGCCGGAGAAGTCGAAGTGCACCTTGCCCACGCCGGAGAAGTAGAGCTCCAGCTCGCTGTCAAGATCCAGCGATCCGGCAGTTTCCACGGAAAACACCGTGATCTTGCTGTAGGGCATGGATGTGAAGTCCTGCTTCTTGCCGGTGATACCCTGGACGTTGCAGGAAATAATCCGTTTGTCCGTGAACACAACGTAGTCCCGGATGGCCTGATAGCTGCCTACGATCTGCTCTCCGGGGATGAGTACGTCCTGGATAGCGTCAGGCGCGGTCTGTGTCTGCTTGAGCTTTGAGAATACTCCGTTCTTGAAATCGATCATCATTTTCCCCTTTCTGCGCCGGAGGCGCACTGTATTGTGTATTTGGCTGACAGCCGCAGCAGCAGACCGCCCATGACGACCGCTGCCGCGATGACCAAGAAGATAAATAGCCACGCGCCGCCGCTGAGGCCGGTGGCCTGAATAAGTCCCGCGTAAGGTATGCGGGCGTCAATGACCATGTAGACGACCAGGCCGACGGTCAGCAGGGCACAGAGCGACATGGTTACGTATAGGCCGAATCTGAACCACCCCAGCTGCGCCTGCAGCATGGCGTTGACGGCCTCCAGCGTTCTCACGTCACCGGCCTGGTCAGCCAGCTTCAGCTCCATTTCGTGGTTGGCCGCCGCAGTGGGGCGCGTGTCCGGCAGGCCGACCAGCGCGTCCAGGGATAGGCCCAGGATGGCGCAGATGGCCGCCGCCTGGGGCAGTGTGATGTTCTGCAAGCCGGACTGCACCTTACAGATGGCGGAGTACGGCACGCCGGAACGTTCGGCTAGCTGCTCGTTGCTCAGGCCGGCCTTGGTTCGGGCTACGCGGATAGCTTGGGGGTAGGCAGAGATACTCGCGGATAGATCGTTGAGCGCGGACATGATGCGCCTCCTAAATCCAATTTATGGGAAAACTGTCGGAATACGACAATGTTTTCTTTTTCCGAAAGATCTTTTCGCGTGAGTTGGTAGACACTTCCTGCCAATGTGGTACGATAAAATCACAAAACGAAGGGAGCGGAGAAATGGATGACGATCGGAGAGAGGAACTGCTCAGGCTGTTTGACGGCCTGGACGAAGCTGGACAACTGGCCGCCCTGGAGGCGGCGCGAAAAATCAAAGACGGGGAGGTGGCGTGAGCGGTGTCCGAGTCGGACACCGCTTTTGCTGGTCAGCCGCCGCAGTTCTTGCAGGCGGTGTATCCCTGCGCGATGGCATCATTGATGTCAATGGCAATCTGACTATCCTTCAGGTGGCGGCAACCGGCCCGGTGGTACTTCGACCCAGTGTTGGTGATGTAGACAGTGTATCCCTGCTCGTTGGTGGTGGGAGGAGTGTAGATGGGTGTTTCCTCCACCGGCTGGCTGGGCGCGACTGGCTCGACTGAGGCCTCCTGAGGAGGCTGAACGGGCGCTGGGTCTGCGGCGGGCGTGTTGGCCTTAGGCTCGTCCTCGACCTGGGGCTCGTCCTCCGCAGCGGCAGGCTGAGGATCTTCAGCCTCGGCTTCGTCCTCCTTGTCAGAGGTTGTCTGCTGGATGGGAAGCTGTGCCTGTGAGGTGACGCTCTGCGCCGGTGCAGCAGGAGTGTTCGCCCTGGACGTCTCCGCCGCAGGGGTCATCATGGCGGCTGCAAAGAAGATGATCGTCACGATGGCGATGCGGGCCGTTTTCTTCAGATGGAATTTCTCGCGTATCATCTCGTCCAATCCCGGCAGCGGGGCGGTCAGGATGGCCGCCGCCAGCATCAGTCCGCTGGCCAGGGACGGCAGAAACACCAGCGCCGACACGACGAAGAAGCCTGCGGCGATCCAGCGTAAAACTTCCGGCGTCAACTTTTTCATATTCAGTTCCCCCCACCTGCGCCCGATGGGCGCTGTTTTTTTATTTCTCCCGCTCACGCTTTTGGCGGAGCATGAAGGCAAAGAGTTCGTTCTGCTGCTCGGCGGTCATGCCGTCCAGCAGGCGGGCAAATTCCTCCCGCACGGGATCAGGCGGCGCAGGATCTTCGCCCAGCAGGTCGCTGACGGTGCAGTCCAGGTACTGGGCCAGCATCTGCACCTTCGCCACGGACGGCGTTTGGCCTCGCTCAATATCATTTATAAAACTTACGCCAACTCCGGCTTCGCGGCACGCCACCGTGGGCTTGACACCTTTTGCGGCACAACGCGTCTTGATATTCTGCACAAAAAGCTCCTTGTCCATGATGACCTCATACTATATAGATTTATGCAAAGTGACAATTATTTGTAATTACAAAAATACGACTTGACAATTCGTGATTACGAATTTATGATTAACTTGTCCCTCAGGTAAGAGCAAGAGGGAGGTGAGAAGATGCGACGATGGCGAGAGTTTATGCGGAAGTATGGAATAACCATTGCTGTATCAGCGGCCACAACTGTCGTATTCCGGCTATTGTTAGATTGGCTGCTATAGATACGAGGATGGGCATCCACACGCTTTCCAGTAAAAGCTCTTTTTGATGCCGCCTTTGCTCCGTGAGGTAGTCGTCCAGTGCCATCTCGCCCTTGGGCGTGATGCGGTAGACTCCGAGACCCCGGTGAAGCTCGCGTGTTCCCGACAGGTCGGTATCCATGTCTTCGGTCAGAAAGCCGACATCGGGCTTGGACAACGCGGCGATGCGATGATCGACAGCGCCTGTGTCCGGGAGTGCCTTTTTAGCGTCTGAAGCTGACGCGGGGCTGTGTTCTCGGAAGTACTTCAGGACTTCGGCGTCGCCGGCGGTGATGCGGTTCTCGCTTTCCATCCGATTGCCCCCTCTTATCTCTGCGCCTGAGTTGGACACAACTCGTCTTCCCCCGGCGAGTACTCCTCCCCCAAAGTATCATCGGACGAGGAAGCGGGTGGTGTGTTTGGTTGCTGACATGACTATCATACCACCCGTTTTCGCCGGGGTCAAGGTGAAAATTCACAAACGTAGAAAGGAGTGGTTTGCGTGTCGATGAAGGAGCTGCGGGAGCGGCGCGGCCTGACCCAGGCGCAGGTGGCTGACAAGATCAACGTGGACAGATCGGCGGTGACGAAGTGGGAGACCGGCGACAGCACGCCGCTGCGGAAGTACCGCCCCGCGCTGTGCGAACTGCTGGGCTGCACCGAGGCGGAGCTGCTGGCCGACGCTGCCAGCTAAATCATACGACAGGGAGGAGGAAATGTCCATGCCGAGGGGCAACGGAAATATCTATCAGGCCGCCCGAAAAGCTGCCGGACTGACGCAGGAAGCGGCAGCGGAGCGTTTGGCGGTAAGCGTGGAGAGCATGAGAGCCTACGAGACGGGCCTGCGGCTGCCGGGCGACGATGTAGTCACGCGGATGATGGCGGTGTATGACGCCCAGTACCTGGGAGCGCAGCATTTGCAGTGCAAGCCCTGGCTGCTGCCGGAATGTGTGATGATGGCCCAGCCTGAGCCGCTGCCGACGGCTGTTATCAAGCTGGTGCGGCGGGTAATGGCCTTCGCCGAGGCCCACCGCAGCGACCAGCTGATGGAGATCGCCGAGGACGGCATCATCAGCGATGGTGAGCGGGATCTGTTTGACGAGATCACCACGGAGCTGGGAGACATTGTGCAGGCGGCGCTGGCGCTGGAATACGCGAAGGAGGTGTGACCATGCCGAGGACGAAGTTGAGCGCGAAGTCGGACGCGGCCAAGGATATGGCGATCCGCATCAAGTCCCAGGCCTACGCGATCCACGGCGGCCTGGACGGCGCGGCAAGGGCCGCGGGCATGAGCCGCAGCACGATCTATGCCCGCATCAAGGATCTGCCCAGCTGCTCCGGCAAGGAGATCGCGGCGCTGGCCCGCGTGACACGCATCCCGGTGGACGAGCTGTTTGCCCTGTGGGCGAAGGCTTGCTGAAGGGAGGTGAGGTCATGGAGCTGTGGGTCATGGTCGTGCAGTACGCCTGTGCGGCTGCCGGCGCGGCGGCGGTCGTCCGGCTGGTGGACAGCTGCGGAAAGGCGCAAAAAAAAGAACGCCCCCGAGGTGGAGCTCGGAAGCGTTCAGCTGGTACAAGGCACAATGCCCTGTGAGAACAATACCAGTATAACAGATATTTTGACGTTCGCAAGGGGGCGAGAGAAATTTGGCAAAAAAAATTGAGCAACCGGCCTACTGGGCCGTGATCCCCGCCGACGTGCGCTACGATGACAAGCTGCCGCCCAACGCCAAGCTGCTGTACGGCGAGATCAGCGCCTTGTGCAACCGGGAGGGCTTTTGCTGGGCCGGCAACGAGTACTTCGCGGAGCTTTTTGGATGGTCGGCAAAATCCGTGACGCGGCTGGTGTCCGCGCTCCGGGACGGAGGTTACATAGACACGGACATGGTGGCCTCCGGGACGGGTGCAACGCGGCGCATCTACGCCGGTGTGTATCCGGGGGGTCTCCGCAATTTTGCGGAGGGGGGGTCTCCGCAAAATTGTCTAGGGGTCTCCGCAAAATTGTCTACACCCCCACAATATAACAGGAATAATATAATTAATAATACCCCCCTTACCCCCCAGGGGGAAAAAGTGTGCAAAAAACGTGTGCACAAGGACGGGCCGGACTGGAAGCCGGAGCGGTTCGCGGGACTATGGGACTACTACCCCAGGAAGGGGCGGAAGAACAAGCAGCGGGCCATCCAGGCGTGGGACAAGCTGAAGCCGGACGACGCGCTTATCGACACCATGGCGCGGGCGCTGACGAAGCTGAAGGCCACGGAGGAGTGGCAGCGCGACATCGGCATCCCCCACGTGGCCACGTGGCTGAACGGGGAGCGGTGGCACGACGCGGACGAGCTGGACAGCCCTGACGGGCCTGACGGCGGCGGAGAGGCGGTGTACGGATGGCAGTAGCGGCTGAGAACAGTCTAGCAGGCCGCCTGACCGCGGAGAACGCTGTCATCGGCGCGATGCTCATTGACGAGACTACCGTGTCGCCCATCCTGGCGGCTGTGAACGCCTCGGACATCTGCAACCCGGACAATCGGAGGATCTTCCAAGCGGCGCGGGCGCTGATGCTGGACGGTCTGCCGGTAGACCCGGTCACGATCCGGGACAAGCTGGGTCAGGGCATTGAGGAGCGGCTGATCCAGCTGATGGAGATCACGCCCACCAGCGCCAACTGGCGGGAGTACGCGGAGATCGTCCGCCAGCAGGCGGCGCTGGAGCGCATCCGGGCTATCGCGGCGGAGCTGGCCGGCGCTGTGAACGTGGACGACTGCCGGGAGCGCATCGCGGCCTTGGGTGAGCTGATGAGCACCGGCCAGGGCGTGGATGCCTGGAGCATGAAGGACGCCTATGAGCATTTCATGGCCGCCCAGGGCAGCGAGGCGAAACGCGAGTACATCAGCTACGGCATCCGGGAGCTTGACGAGGGCACGTACACAGAGCCGGGGGACGTGGTTGTCATCGGCGGTGAGCCCTCCAGCGGCAAGACGGCCTTTGCGCTGGCGCTGGCCTACCACATGGCCAAGACGCGCAGCGTGGGGTTCTTTTCCCTGGAGACGGGACAGAAGAAGCTGACGGAGCGCCTGGTGTCCACAGTGCTGGGCTTGGACTTCAACGTCGTCAAGCGTCAGCAGATGACGGAGGCCGACTGGCAGACGGTGGCCGAGGGCGGCCAGGAGTTCACGGCGCGGCGGTTGACGCTGCTGCGGGGCAGCGGCATGACCGCCACGCAGATCCAGGCGGTGAGCAAGGCCTACGGATTTGACGTGATCTTTGTGGACTACGTCCAGCTTGTCAGGCCGGAGACCGACCCGCGGGCCGGATCGGTGCAGGCGGTAGCGGCGATCTCCATGTCGCTGCACACCTTCGCCCAGTCCAGCGGGACGCTGGTGGTGGAGCTGGCGCAGCTGGCCCGTCCGCAGAAGCAGGGCGGATGGAAAGAACCGACCATGCACGACCTGAAGGAGACGGGCCAGCTGGAGCAGGACGCGGACATGGTGATGCTGCTCTATAAGCCCGGCCCGAAGGATCGCGTGCCATGGCTAGATGAGCCGCTCGACCCGGCGAAGTCGAGAATGCTGAAAATCGACAAGCAGAAGGAGGGCCGCCTGGGCCGCTGGCCCATGTTCTTCGATGGTGCGCACCAGCGCTTCAGCGTGATGGCCGGGCCGGACGGGCAGTCTGTCTTACGGCATTTTACGTCTGCCGGGAAAGCTCAAAAGACGAAGGCACGGGCGCAGTCGCCGGGGCAGATCGGGCTGCGTGAGATCAGTCCGCACGACCCGGAGTGCCCGTGGCCGGAAAGGGAGGCGTGAAATGCAGGTTGGCGATGTGATCAAATTCAGACCGTTTGCTCTGCGGTACGCAAAGGACACAGAGCTTAACGCGCCCTTCATGCCGGGAACGGTGGTGTGGGTGCATCCGCAGGGTCGGTTCGCCGTCGTGGAGCGGCGGACGGGATTTTACACGTACCGGGAATGCATCCCGGTCAACAGAACGATGAGGAAAGAGGTACTAAACTGTGAGAACGATGGCAATCATGAACCTAAAGGGCGGTGTGGGCAAAACCGTAACCGCCCTCACTTTGGCCGACGTGCTGCGCCGCGCCGGGAAGACTTCCGTGATCGTTGACTGCGACGGGCAGATGAGCCTGACGCGGTTCTGCCTGCCGGATTTTGACCCCGACAACGCGCCCAGCGTGGCGGACGTGCTGCTAGGTTGCTCGGAGGCGGTGTGGAGCGACAACACCATCCCGCAGGACGCCCTGGGACGGATACAGCTGCTTCCGGGGTCGAGCACGCTCTACGAGCTGGACGTTAAGGCCCTCAAGAGCAGCATCCACAGCATCCACTCTCTCCGGGACTTTCGCGACGCGGCGGCGGAGGACGGCGTGGACTACATGATCTTCGATTGCCCTCCCGGCTTTACTGCGGCAAGCTGCGCCGCCCTGATGGCCTCCGACGAGGTGGTGATCCCTACTGTCGTGGATGGCTTCTCGCTGATGGGCGTGGGAGACATGGTCGCCCAGGTCGCCAGTATGCGGCAGGCCAATGCCGCTATCAAAATCGCCGGAATACTGATCTGCCAGTGGCACAACAGCGAGGCGGTGCGGCAGGGCGAGGCGCTGCTGCGCCAGCGCTGGCCGGTGTTTAACACAGTGATCCGCCGCACGGAGCGGCTGCCTGAGAGTACCTTCATGCGGCGGTCCGTGATGGATTACAGCCCGCGCAGCGCGGCGTCCCTGGACTACCGTGCGTGGGTGCGGGAATATTTGCACGAGGAGGTTCGAGATGATGGCCAAAAAGTTTGACATGGGCGATTTCGCCAAGACGCTGGCACAGCCCGTGTCCGAGTCGGGCACGGGGCGGGAGCAGATCGAGTATATAGACGTGGATCTGTTGGACGGTGATCCGAGCAATTTTTATCAGCTCAACGATTTGGACGCGCTGGCTGATAACATCGCCACCATCGGCCTCCAGCAACCCGTCCGCGTGAGGGATGGCGAGAATGGCCACGTGACGATCGTGTCGGGACACCGCCGCACGGCGGCTATCCGCGAACTGGTGGCGGGCGGACGGACTGACCTGCGGGATGTGCCCTGCATCCGGGAGCGAGACGATGCCTCGCCGGCCCTGCGTGAGCTTCGCTTGATTTACGCCAATAGTGCCACCAGGCAACTGAGTTCTGCGGAGATCGCCCAGCAAGCCGAGAAGGTGAGGGAGTTACTCTACCGGCTGAAGGAGGAGGGCTACGAGTTTCCGGGGCGTATGCGGGATCATGTGGCGGAGGCCTGTAACATCAGCAAGAGCAAGCTGGCGCGGCTGGAGAAAATCGAGAAAGGGCTGGCTTCGTGCTACCGGGACGCCTGGAAGGCTGGGACGCTGCCGGAGGACACGGCGGACGCACTGTCTAGCCTGCCGGAGGACGTGCAGGAGCGCATCAAGCGCGTTTGCCCTAAGACTACGCCGACCGCGGGCCGTATCCGGGATACAGTCAAGCGCGGAGAGTACCTGGCGGCGTCTTTTAAGTGCCCCGGCGGAGCGGCCTGTACGCACATGGACAAGTTTTTTCGGCATGACCTAAAGGAAAACAGCTGGGAAACCTGCGGCGGCGAGAAATGCTGCCTGAAGTGTAGCTCCGGCGGAGCGCATGATCCTGCGTCCTACTACGGCGCTGCCTGCGCGGAGATGTGCGGTAAGGCGCGGGAAAAATACGAGAAGGCCAAAGAGAAGAAAAAACTGTCCGATGCTGCCGCTGCAGAGAAAGTTCAAAATGAAACCGCCGCCAGGGTGCGGGCAGACGCCCGGCGTATTGTCCGGGCGGCGGACGCTGCGGGCCTGGGCGACGATGTGAAGCTGCGCTATGACTACGGAAGCCCCATGGTCGTCGGGCTATTGAGGCGAGTTTGCGCGGGAGAAATTCCTGATGAGGCAGGCTACCTCTTCCGAGGCAGCGGCCTCATGCCGTGGCGGGCCACGGACGCCGTGGGAACTGCTAAGACGCTGCACTGCTCCGTGGACTACCTGCTGGGTCTGACGGATGATCTCAGCCCTGCTGCCGCAGAACCCGGTCAGACCTCGCTGGCATTGTGGATGCCGGGCGGCATCTCGCCGGGCGATCCGCGCGACGTAGTGGCGGATTTTGTCGTGGGCGAGGACGTGCGCGGGCGCAAGACGATTATGCGGAAGGCGTGCCGGTGGGATGGGTCGTCATTCCTCTTCCGTGAGGGCGGCGCTGAAATAGACGCAGAGGTGGTGCGGTGGCTGGCGCTGCCGGAGGTGGAAAAGGAGGACGAGAACGATGATTAACGCGAAGATTGACAAGGGCGTAAGCACCTTAATGTTTGCCGGAAGTGGGCTGGAGGTTGCCGCTGAAATCGGTGTGATGGTTCACGGGTTGTATACGCAGCTCTACCACCGCGCCGGCCCTGCGATAGCGAAGGGCTGCAAGGAGACTTTACGGGAGATGTTGGCCCGAGAGGATTCTCCTGTGTGGGATGTAAATCTGAACAAGAAGGCACGGTATTCTTTCTTCCTAGAAGGCGATGCGGCGGCAGCTATGACGGAGCGCTTGAGACGCTATGATGAGGGGGGGCAGCGGCGTGACGAGAGTTGACCTGACCGTGAAGCAGTGCCGGGCGCTGGGCGAGTATCTTCGCCGGACGGTGGATCGGGGCATGGATAGCGGCTATGACGAGATCGAGCTGCTGGTGCTCTCCTGCCGGGCGTTGCTGGCGGTAAAAGATGTGCCGGTGGTATGTGAGCGGCCAGTACCCCCCCCTGAGCCTGTGAAACTCGCCGCGCCGCCCACTGCCCCGCGAGGTGGTGCGGCGGAAGCTGCGGAGTTTAAGCGGGTGACGCTGGCGCGGCTGGAAGCGTACCGTGGGCGTGGAGCTGGACTGGTCAGCTTCACGCCGCTGGCGGAGCGGTGCGCCCCTGTGGATGGCAAGCCCGTTACGCCGGAGATGCTGGGGCGAATGCTGAACCGGGAGCGCTTCCCGGTGGCGGTGTGGCGGTCTGTCGCCGCCGCGCTGGACGAGATGGAAAAGGGAAACGGAGGTGCGAAGAGTGTTGATGACAACGGCTGACCTGGTGGCCGATTTGCGGAGATGTCGTTATAGCGGCTGCTCCTGTTGTGGACATCAGTGCGGCAGCGCAGCCTGTATAGATCATATTTTGGTCTATGCTGCCGACAAGATTGAAGAGCTGACCGACCGCTGCGCCCGGTACGCCGAGGAGATCGCAGTGCTGCAGGAAGAACGAAAGCGGGCGGCTTCCGCCGATGTTGCCCCGGTGGTGTATGGGCGGTGGATTCGCCATGATGACGGCGTAATCACTTGCAGCGAATGTGGAAACGCAGAGAGCAGTGATAGCTACTATTGCAGGTACTGTGGGGCGAAGATGGACGGAGATGGTGAGCATGAAGTGTGATGAAATCGTGAAGCTGCAGTCGTTCTGCATCGGAGAAGGCATCGCCTGTTTGCTGACGCCGATGTTTGACGGCTTCATTCTCCGCTTCCCTAACGGCGCTGATTTAGTGCAACACTTTGGCTCGTATGGAAGCGACCGCGAATGTGTAGAGCCCGCGGGGGTAGACGAGAGATACGATTACAGCGCCGTTTCGTTCGAGCTGGCGAAAAGTCTTGTGCTGAAGCATCGCGACAAACTGGTGAAATTGGAGGTGGAGCATGACTGATAGAGAACTGATCGCCGCGCTGCGGCGGCTGAAGATACAAACCGGGAGCATCGCCTGCCCGGGCTGTGGCTATGAGCATAACTGCTCCGTCCATGGCTGCCGCATCATGCGGCTGGCCGCCGATCGGCTGGAGCAACTCACCGGCGCGGTGGGCCGGCAGGAAGTGATGGTGTATAGGGATGGCGGCTAAGGTGAACCCTCGCCGCATCCCGCGCACCCAGCATGATATTCGTGAGACGGTTAAGGACGAGGTAAAAGTCGTCTTTACAACGGAAAGGTGATGTATGCCATATGACATTTTTAGCGTATGCAAAAACTCATAGAAAAGAGCTTCTTATACTTGACGGTATTGATATTTCGTCAAAGTATTGCCCTCGTAACATGTTCGCCATATGTGAAGGGGAAGCCTGTGTCTTAGAGCAAAACCCGCATTTTACAGAAGAAGAGAGGAAAGAAGCCTGCTCTCTTTGCTGGAACCGAGAGATGCCTGGAACATTGGATGGCAGTAAACTTGAGTGTACTCCTATTTCCGGGGAAAAATACGCGAGGTATTGCAGTTTACTGATATATCGTTTCGGACATCCGGCAGATACTGAAAGAATATGATGTGGAGGTGGAATTGACGTGAAGCCATGCGAACGGCCTATTGACACACTGCGGGAGTTTTTGGCCGACCCTGAGACAAATATCTCGTCCAAGGTCTATAACGCGATCCTGCTGGCGGTGGAGCTGATCGAAGCGCGTGAGCGGGTCACTGACCTGATGGAGGAGCTGACATGACTGCGGGCGAGAACTCCTATGTCGTTGTCAGGCAGCGGGCGGGCGACCTTGAGAAAGTCATGGTCACTGACAACTACCGATACCTGCGACTTTATGGGCCGGAGGCCACGCGGCGGCGCTGTGGCCCGGCCCTGAGCCGCACCAGTGTTGACAAGCTGGAGTTGCGGTTGGCGCTGTTTAAGTATGACGGCGTTTTTTGGACGCTGACTTTCGATGACGCGCATCTCCCGGCAAGCCGCGCCGAAGCGGTCAAGGCGTGGAAGGCGTTTATGCGGAAGCTCCGACGATGCAGAGGATCTCCTGTTGACTACTATGTCTACCGCATCGAGGGCCTCCACGGTGACAAGCGGTGGCATATCCATGTTTTCCTCCGCGGCGGTGACTTCACGGCGGAGGACGTCGCCTGGGCATGGGGCGGGCGCGGGAACATCAAAGCGGAGGTGTGGACGCGGGAGCGGGTGCTGGAGCGCCGGGACTACGACCCGGACTTTGTAGCGGGCTACCGCGGACTGGCGCGGTATTTTACCAAGGAACTCTCCGAAGTCGGGCGGCATCCCTGGGGCTGTTCTCAAGCGCTGGGGAAATGCATTCCTAAGCCTCGCATCGGCACGTCTGTAAGCGGCGCTGTTCGACCGCCGCCGGGGGCGGCTCTGCTCCCGGCGGACGGCGTGCCGAAGCTAACAGGATGGGGCGTGTACGGCTATTGCCGCTATCTTCTTCCTGGAAGTTAGTGCTTTTATTTTAAATCTAAGGTAGGTTATACAAGAAGATTATAATAGGACTACTTCCTCTTTACTTGAAATCTTATGAATATTTAGTGACAAACAGAGAAAGTGAGGCGAAAGCTCTTGCGAATAACATCTGAATACGGTACAATGTCCCCAAGGACGGATGGTTGGTTGACCTGTCCCAGGTGCGGACGCAACCGACACTTCCTGCGAGTGCTGCCCGGCACGGTGGTCGCGAATCTGCCTGTGTACTGCCGGGACTGCAAAACGGAGATCATCCTGCATATTGAGCGAGAGGCCGGAGCGTTGAACGCCGGAGCCCATGAGTAGACACCACGAGTTGGTGCTGCGTCATGGACTCCGGCGTTTTTGTTTTTTGCCGCGAGGTGATAGCCGCGTGCCGGAACGCCGGAGGCCGTGACCAGGAGGGGCTATGGGCATATCTGAGGGCCGTTTGGCAGAGCTGCGTGGGCTGCTGGACGCAGGTGATGAACACGCATTCTATTCCTGGCCGGAGTGGCGGCGGCTGCGCCGCGAGGTGTTGAAGCTGGACAACCGCGAGTGCCAGGAGTGCAAGCGGCGCGGCGTGTACTCCAGGGCGGTCATTGTCCACCACGTGCAGCATTTGCGGGACAGGCCGGAGCTGGCGCTGTCCGTCTACGGCGGAGACCGGCGGCAGCTGGAGGCGGTTTGCAAGAGCTGCCACGAAGCGCTGCACCCGGAGAGCCAGCGGCAATACGCGCCTGGTGCGCCTCCGCTGACGGCGGAGAGATGGGATTGACCCCCCCTCGGAAAAATGGCCCTCGCGCCCTGGACGCTACTCGCGGGGGTCCAGGACAATCCAGCGATTTTCGCGTCTGCGCGTTGCCGCGCAGCGCGTGGGCGCGAATATCGCCGGGCAATTTTCAAAAATCTGCGGTTTTGCGGGGCGCATCGTGCCCCAGCCATATTCTCTTTCCCCTCAGGGGTGGGCGGCTCACCCGCCCGTCCCGCAAAGCCGCAGATGTGTGATGTGCCCAAGTCGGGCACGGAAAGGGAATGGCTTATGGAGATCAAAATGCGGCGGCTGACGGAGCTCGTGCCCTATGCCGCCAACGCGAAAAAAGCACGACGCCCGGCAGGTGGCGAACCTGGCGGAAAGTATCCGGCGCTATGGGTTCGTCCAGCCGGTGGTGGTTGACGCCGACGGCGTGATCGTCATCGGGCATGGCCGCGTCCTGGGCGCGAAGGAGGCTGGGTTGGAGGAAGTGCCCTGCGTCTGCGTGGATAATCTGACGCCGGAGCAGGTGCGCGAACTGCGGCTGCTGGACAATAAGCTCAACGAGAGCGCCTGGGATCTTGACCTGTTGGCGGGTGAGCTGCCAGGGCTGGATCTGAGCGGCTTTGACGTCGAGTGGGGTTTGTCGGATGAGCTGGACGGCTCGGTGGTTGAAGACGACTACGACTTTAGCTGCCCGGTCGCGGTCAGGAGCAAGGTCGGTGAAGTGTATCAGCTGGGCGAACACCGTCTCATGTGCGGCGATAGCACGTCTCTGGCAGACGTACAAAAGCTCGTAGGGGGGGCACAAATGGACTTGCTGCTTACTGACCCTCCGTACAATGTCAACTATCAGGCCGCCGCCGGTAACATGAAGAACGACTGTATGAAAAGCTCAGGCTTCAGATCATTTCTACTGTCTGCATTCTCTGCGGCGGTAGCGGTGATGAAGCCGGGCGCTGCGTTTTACGTGTGGCACAGTGAGGTGGAGGGCTACAATTTCCGAGGCGCTTGCATGGACGCGGGCCTCGTCCTGCATCAATGTTTGGTGTGGGTGAAGTCTCAGCTTGTGCTTGGCCGGCTCGATTTTCAGTCCCGGCACGAGCCGTGTCTGTATGGTGAGGTTGAAGCTGAGGACGATGAATTGCAGCCGTGTTTGTACGGCTGGACGGATGGCAAAAAACACTATTTTTTCAAGAACCGGCGACAAACAAGTGTGCTCAATTTCGACAAGCCGACGAAATCGGCAGAGCACCCAACTATGAAGCCGGTGAAGCTGTTTGACTATCAAATGCAGTGCTCCAGTAAACCGGGAGAGAATGTGCTTGATCTGTTTGCCGGGAGCGGGACAACGGTCATCGCTGCGGAGCAGAACGGGCGACGGGCTTACTGTATGGAGCTTGATCCTAAGTATGTGGACGTTATTATTGACCGCTGGGAAAAATTCACGGGAAAACGGGCTGTGTGCCTGACGGAAGAGGAGGATTGCTGTGGCGCATCAGAGAGAACTTGAGCGAAAGGCGTTTGAGAGCCTGTGCGGTATGCAGTGCTCCGTTGAGGAACTGTGCGGGTGGTTCGGCTGCGACGAGGCCGCCCTGGACGCCTGGTGTCAGGATACTTACGGAGAGTCTTTCTGCCAGGCGTTTGACCGCCTGACGATGGCGGGGCGCATAGCGCTCCGGCGGGATCAGGTGCTGGCCGCCAAGAAGAACGTCTCCATGAGCCGTTACCTGGAAGGCCGTCTGTCGAAGGCGGACAAGCCTGCCGAGAAGCCGAAGGACTACCGGCGGACGCGGGCCTACCGGGCGCTGCTGGAGAGTCTGCTGCGCTGCCTGGCTTCCCGCGGCATTGATGAGGACGTGTACCGGGACAAGGTGCAGGAGTACATGGACTTTTGGGTGCGGCGGCAGGAGCTGCGGGACGACATCGCCCGGCGCGGCCTGACCGTCACCGACGACCGGGGGCGGCTGATGGAGAACCGCAGCGTGTCGCTGGAGATCCAGGTGTCTCGGCAGATGCTGGCGATCTTCGCCACGCTGGGCTTTAAGGAAGACGCGCTGGCTTCCGGCCAGCGGGATGACGACGATGAGTTGTGACATTCCGGCGGAGGTGCTGCGGTATATCGAGCTGGTGGAAGCGAACACGCCTCGCGCCTGCCCGGAGCAGCACGCGCTGGCGGCGCTGATCCGCCGCGTGTTTGCCGAGGAGGACATCCGCGTGGACACGGAGCAGCTGCGCCGGTATCTGAGCCTGCTGAGGTATTTCCCATACGACCGGCTATTTCCCTGGGAGGAGTTCCTGCTGGCGCTGTGGGACTGCACGTATCGGGCCGATGGCCAGCCCAGGTGGAAAAAACTGCTGTGCATGGTGGGTCGCGGCGCGGGCAAGGACGGCTTCATCGCGTTCGACGCTGCGTGTGCGCTGTCGCCCTATAACCCCGTAAAGCGCTACAACGTGGACGTCTGCGCCAACAACGAGGAGCAGGCGGTGACGCCGGTGAAAGATCTCTCGGACGTGCTGGAGTCTCCCAGGTGGGAGGCGAAGCTCAGCAGGCACTACTACCACACCAAGGAAATGGTGCAGGGCCTGCGAAACAAGGGCGTGATGAAGGGTCGAACCAACAACCCTAAGGGCCGGGACGGTATGCGCTCCGGCAAAGTGATCTTTAACGAGGTTCACGCCTACGAAAATTACAACAACTACAAGGTTTTTGTCACCGGCCTGGGCAAGGTGGCCCAGCCCCGCATTGGTATGTTTACCTCCAACGGTGACGTGTCGGACGGGCCGCTGGACGACTTCCTGGCGCAGGGCCGGAGGATCTTATTCGAGGGCGAGGATGACGGCGGCTTCCTTCCGTTTATCTGCTGCCTGGAGAACCGGGAACAGGTACATGACCCGGAAAACTGGCACATGGCCAACCCGTCGTTGGCGTATTCACCGCATCTCCAGCAGGAGGTGGCGGACGAGTATAAGGACTGGCTGGAGCACCCGGAGCAGAACGGGGATTTCTTGACAAAGCGGATGGGCATCCGCGCCGGGCAGCTGGAGATCAGCGTGACGGACTACGCCAAGGTGCAGGCCACCAACCGGCCTCTGCCGGAGCTGCGGGGCAAGTCGTGCGTGGCGGGCATTGACTACGCGGAGATCAGCGACTGGGCCAGCGTCAATCTGCACTTCCGCATCGGGGCGCAGCGGTTTGACATCAGCCACTCCTGGGTGTGCTTGCAGAGCAAGACACTGCACCGAGTGGTCGCGCCCTGGCGGGCGTGGGCCGAGGCGGGGCATCTGACGGTGGTAGACGATGTGAGCATCGACCCGAAGCTGCTGGCGGCTTACCTGCTGGAGATGGGCCGGCGCTACAACATTGTCAAGCTGGCGATGGATCACTTCCGCTGGACGCTGGTGGGCGACGCCATGCGGGCGATCGGCTTTGACGCCAAGGACAAGACCCGCGTGAAGCTGGTCAGACCCAGCGACATCATGCAGGTAGACCCGGTGATCCAGGAGTGCTTTGACCGTGAGCTATTTACCTGGGGCGACAACCCGCCCCTGCGCTGGGCGGTGAACAACACCAAACGGGTACGCAGCGGCCAGCGGGCCGGGACGAACACGGGGAATTTCTACTACGCGAAAATTGAACCAAAAAGTCGGAAGACCGACCCCTTTATGGCGCTGGCGGCGTCCATGACGGAAGAGCCGGTGCTGGGGTCGGGTGAGCCGGTCAAGCTGCCGCCCATCGGGGCGATCAGACTATAGGAGGTGTGCATGGGTATCAAATTTTGGGATTGGCTTTCCGGCAGGAAGGCCCGGTCGCCCTCCATGGTAGAAGTGTCGTGCCGGGAGCTGCTGGCGGCGGCACAGGAGTTTCAGCTCCGCGACCTGAGCTTTTGGGTTTGCGCGAACATGATCGCCAACGCGGTGGGGCGGTGCGAGTTTCGCACCTTCCGGGGTAATAGGGAAATTCGCGAACGCGAACATTACCTGTGGAACGTTGAACCGAACGCTAATCAGAACTCCACGGCGTTTTTGCACAAACTGGTGGCCAAGCTGCTGGTGGACGGTGAGGCGCTGGTGATCAGCACCCGGCAGCGGGAGGGCTACGACGCCCTGGTGGTGGCGGACAGCTGGCTGCAAAATGGCGACTACCCCAGTCGGCAGAACGAGTACATCAATGTGCAGGTGGGCGACGTCAGCTATGAGGAGACGTTCCGGGAGCGGGAAGTGCTGCACCTCAAGCTGAACCACATCAACGTCAAGCCGGTGCTGGATGGGCTGTACGGTGCGTACTGGCGTCTTATCAGCGCGGCTATGAAGCGCTACGAGTGGGACAAAGGGCAGCACTGGAAAGTCCACGTGAGCCAACTGGCCTCCGGCGCGGAGGATTTTACGGAGAACTTTGCCCGCATGATCGAGCAGCAGGTGAAGACATTTCTAGACTCCAACTGCGCCGTCCTGCCGGAGTTCGATGGCTACGCCTATACCAACGAAGGCGGGAAGTCCACCGTGGAGCTGGCCGACATCCAAGCGCAGATGAAGGATGTGCTGGGCTTTACGGCAAAGGCCTTGCAGATCCCCGCCGTACTGGTGGACGGCAGCATCCAGGGGACGGAGGACGCCCAGGGGCGCTTTCTGACCGGCTGCATCGACCCCATCTGTGACCAGCTCCAGGAAGAGATCAACCGCAAGCGCTACGGCTACGACCGAATGCAGGCGGGCGACTACCTCCGGGTGGACACCAGCTCCATCCGTCACTTTGATATGTTCGCCAACGCGGCAAATGTGGAAAAGCTGGTGGGTTCGGGCGCGTTTACCATCAACGACGTGCTGCGCTCGGCGGGCCTGCCGACGATCCCTGAACCCTGGGCGGATGAGCACTACATGACCAAAAACATCGCCACGCTGGGCGCGGAGACCTCCGCCCTGGGCGGCGCGGAAGGAGGAAACGGATGAAGAACAGACTTTGGGAGCTGAAGCAGGCCGCCGATGGCGGCGGGCTGGATCTCTACATCTACGGCGACGTGGAGAGCATGACGCTGGACATGGAAAATTGGCGCTACGTCCCCAGCGAGAACAGCGCCCAGCATTTCCGGGAGGAGCTGGCCAAGTACCCCAATGCGGAGCGCATTGACATCTACATCAATAGCTGCGGCGGCGATGTGTTCGAGGGCACGGCTATCTACAACCAGCTCAAGCGCCACCGGGCGCGGAAGGTGGTGCACGTGGACGGCTTTGCCTGCTCCATCGCATCGGTGATCGCCATGGCGGGTGACGAGGTGATCATGCCCCGCAACACGCTGATGATGATCCACAATATGTGGATGTGCGCCTGCGGCAACGCCGCGGAGCTGCGGAAGGCGGCGGACGACCTGGACGTGATCAACGCCGCGGGCCGCCAGGCCTACCTACAGAAGGCAGGCGACAAGCTGCCGGAGGAGGAGCTGGCGCGGATGATGGACGCGGAGACCTGGTTGACCGCAGAGCGCTGCGTCGAGCTGGGCCTCGCCGACCGGCTGGCGGACGAGGACGCCGACATGAGCGGCGCGGCGGCGATTTTGCAGAAGGTCAACGCCGGAATGGAGCAGCGTCTCCAGTATCAGAAGACCCTGGCCGCGCAGCTGCGCGACGTTGCATCGCCGCCCGCGCCGGGCGCGACCTTTGATGTAGACCCGCAGGGCGGCGGAAGCCCTGAAAAAATCAACAAAGTTCTCGGACTGTTTTCATGAGAATCGAAAGGAGAAAAAAGAATGAACAACAATGACATTCGCACCCGGGAGGCCCTGCGGCAGGCTCTCCAACAGGCTGCCGTTTCCGGCGACACCGGCGCGTTCTCTTCCGCCTTGGACGAGATGATGCAGCGCCTCTGCCTGGACGTCCAGGCCGAGTACGAGCATCGGTTTGATGAACTCCAGCAGGAGCTTGACAGTCGCATCCTGGCCCAGCGGGGCGCGCACCAGTTGACGGCTGAAGAGCGCACCTACTACCAGAGGCTGGGCGAGGCCATGAAGGCTACCAACCCCCAGCAGGCCGTGACCGGCCTGGATGTGGCGCTGCCTAAGACGGTGATCGACTCCGTCTTTGAGGAGCTGCAGACAGCGCACCCCCTGCTGAGCCGCATCAACTTCCGCGCCACCGGCGGCGCGGTGGAGATCATGGTCAACACCAACGGCTACGAGGAGGCTGCCTGGGGCGACCTGTGTGACGACATTGTCAAGGATCTGACGGCGGGCATCAAGAAGATCCCCGCCACGCTGCTGAAGTTGTCCGCGTTCCTGCCCGTGTGCAAGGCTATGCTGGATCTCGGCCCTGAGTGGCTGGATAACTTCGTGCGGCAGACTCTGTACGAGGCACTGAGCAATGGCCTGGAGGCCGGTATCGTCACCGGCGACGGCAACAAAAAGCCCATCGGCATGAACCGCCAGGTAGGCGACAATGTGGTCGTGACCGGCGGTGCGTACCCGGAGAAGGCGGCTATCAAGGTCACTGACCTGTCCCCGGCCACCGTGGGCAATCTGCTGTCCATTATGGCGGCTGATCCCAACGGCAAGCCCCGCCGTGTCCGTGACGTGATCTTCCTGGTCAATCCTCAGGACTATCTTCAGAAGGTCATGCCCGCCACCACGCTGATGTCTCCCGACGGTACGTATCGCAACGACGTGATGCCCTACCCCATGGACGTGATCCAGACGGCGGCGCTGCCCCGCGGCAAGGCTATCATGGGCATTGCTTATCGCTACCTGGCGATGGCGGGCACGTCCCCGGAGGGCCGCATCGAGTACAGCGACCACTACCGCTTCCTGGAGGACGAGCGCGTCTATCTGATCAAGGCCTATGCCAACGGCATGCCGCTGGACAACAACGCCTTCCATGTGCTGGACATCTCCGGCATCCAGCCCGCCACCTATAAGGTGACGCAGGTGACTGCGCCCACTCCGTCCGATGACGCCACTCTGAGCGCCCTGTCCATCGGCTCTCTGTCTCTGACGCCCGCGTTCGCCTCGGCCACCATCAGCTACACCGCGACCACCACCAACGCCACCAACACCATCACCGCTGTCCCCTCTGACGCGGCGGCGGCCCTCAAGGTGACGGTAAACGATGTGGAGATCGACAACGGCACGGCGGCGACCTGGCAGATCGGCAGCAACACCGTGAAGGTGCTGGTGACTGCCCCCGATGGCGAGGCCACCAAGACCTACACTGTCACTGTCACCAAGTCCTGACATGGCGGGCGCGGTGAGTGCCGCGCTCCTGAGCGCCGTCAAACTGTGGTGCAACATCACCTGGAGCGATGAGGCTACGGACGCCAAGGTGTCCGACCTCATCGCTTCCGGGGAAGCCTATATTGACGGCAAGTTGGGCGCGGCGGGAGACTATGACACTCCCGGCGAACCGCTGACGCTGCTGAAGGAATACGTGCGGTACGGCCTGAGCGACGCGCTGGACGTGTACGAGACGAATTACCTGAACCGGCTGCTGGCTATGCAGCACGGGAGGCGGGTGACGCAGTATGCGGCAGATACCGTTTAGGCCGGACGACCGGCAGATCACCCAGCCCTACCGGGACGGTGTGGTGAGGATCTACACCGTGACCGACGCGGCCCAGCCGGGCTATCAGCCCCGGCCCGCCCTGACGCTGCTGGAGACGCTGTTTTACCAGGAGCGGCGCGTGGGCTTGCAGCGGTATTACTCCAGCAAGCAGGTGCAGGTACAGGTGGAGCGGGTGATCCGAACGCAGCTCCGCCCCTCCGTCAGCCCGCAGTGCGTGGCGGTGACGGAGGACGGCGTGCAGTACGGCATCGACCTGGTGCAGCGGGCGGAGGACGTCTACCCGGCGTCCATGGATCTGACGCTGGTCAAGATCGAGCAGAAATACGAGGTGTCCCATGAGTAAGAGAAGGACGGTGTCCGAGTCGGGCACAAACCCCCCGCCGCTGTGGGCGCAGCGGATCATTGCCGCGCATCTCGCGGTGACGGACGCGGTGAGTCACGGAGGGCGGCTGCAATCCGACCGCTACCTGGTGTGGCAGGAGGACGGGGCGAACGACTTTGAGGCCGAAGGTATCCACGCCGAGAAGGCCGTCAAGGGCAGCACCGACCTGTTTACCAAGCAGGAGTTTGACCCCTGGCGGGACGAGCTGGAGGCGGCTTTTGACGCGGCGGAGATCGTGTGGGTGCTGAACAGCTGCCAGTTCGAGGAGGAGACCGGCTTTTGGCACTACGAGTGGGACTGGGAGGTGTTTGCCTGATGGCTACGTTCGAGTTTGGCGGCATCAACAACTACATTACGCAGCTAAACAAGCTGCAAGCTGCCACCAAGGACGACGTGATCGGCAAGACGGTCTATGCCGGTGCGGCAGTAGTTGCCGATGCAGTCAAGGACGCTATCCGGGCGCTGCCGGTGGGCAGCGGCCACGCGGCGCAGGGCGAGCTGGTGGACACGGTGACGCTGCCGCAGAAGGAAGGACTACTGGACGGCTTCGGCATTAGCCGGATGAAGGACGACGACGGCTTTGTCAACGTCAAGCTGGGCTTCGCCGGGTACAACGCGACCCGGACGGACAAGTATCCCCAGGGCCAGCCTAACGCCCTGATCGCCCGTGCCGTCAACAGCGGCACGACCTTTCGCAAAAAGACGCGGTTTGTGGACAAGGCGGTGAGCGCCAGCAAGAAGGCCGCTGAGACAGCAATGGACGCGGCGTGCAACCGCGAAATCGAAAAAATCATGAAATAGGAGGTGCTGCTATGAGCGCAGCGGGAAAGGTCTGTACGGGCTTCAGCAAGCCCTACGTGGCCAAATACAACAACACCGGCGGCGTGGTGAGTTACAGCGGCGCGATGCTGCTGGCGCGGGGCGTGCGTGTGTCCCTGTCGCTGAACACTACGGACGACAATACGTTCTACGCCGACAACGTCGCCGCCGAGGTGGCTGCCGCCACGTTCTCGGACGGCACGGCCACCCTGACGGTGGACGGTCTGCTGGCGGCGGCGGAGAAGTTCATCTACGGTTTGCCGGAGGCGGCCAACGTGGAGGTCGGCGGCAATCAGGTGGCCGTGTCCCACTACGGCGACGGCATGGACGTGCCCTATGTGGGCATTGGCTTCGTCGTGCGCTATCAGAGCGCCGGGGTCGTCACCTACGCGCCGGTGGTGCTGACCAAGGCCCGCTTCCAGCAGGCGGGACTGGACGCCGCCACGCAGGAGGAGTCCATCGACTGGCAGACCCAGGAACTGACCGCCAACCTGATGCGGGACGACACCAGCAATCACGACTGGAAGCTGGTGGCCGCCGACCAGTCCACCGAGGCGGAGGCCGAAGCGGTGCTGAAGGCGCTCCTGGGCGGCGCTGCGTAAGGAGGCAACCATGCAGGTACACGGTAGGGAAGTAGGCTTCCGCTTCACGGTGGGCGCGTCCGCGAAGATCTCTGACCTGTGCCCGGACGGCGACATCAGCCGCCTGGGCGAGGTGCTGGAGGGGCAGTATGGCAAAGTGGCCAGGGACACGGCGGCGGTCGTCGCCGCATTGAGCGAGGGCTACGAGCAGGCGCAAGCCTACGAAGTGCCCGGCTACAAGCCTAGACCTCTCACGGTGGACGAGGTCATGACGCTGCGGATGGACGAGTTCGCCAAGCTGCAGCAGGCGGCGCTAGCCGCCTGGACGGAGGACAGCAAACCCACGGTGGAGGTCGAGCCCGAAAAAAAAGAGGGCGGCGAGGATCAGGCGTCCAGCTGAACCTTGCCTGGCTCCTGTTTTACGGGCGGAAGCTGAATATGAGGAGGCAGGAGATCATGTGCACGCGATACGGTGAAATGCTGGACATGATCGCCTGCCTTGCCATCTATCACGGGGCGAAACCCCGGAGGAAGGCAAAACACTGGACATTTGACGAAGCCATGAAGGTGAGGTGAGGCTATGGCTGTGAATATCGGGCCGAAGATCGGCGTGGACGGCGAGGCGGAGTACCGGCGGCAGATCAATCAGATCATCCAACAGTCCAAGACGCTGGAAAGCCAAATGAAGCTGGTGGCGTCGCAGTTTACCTCCGCCACCACCGCGGAGGAGAAGAACGCCAAGGCGGCGGCGGTGCTGACAAAGCAGATCGACACCCAGCGGGAGCGGGTGAAGCTGCTGGCGGAGCAGACCGGCAAGGCCGCCGCCAAGTACGGCGAGAGCAACGAGAAGACGCAGAAGTGGCAGCAGGCCCTGAACGAGGCCACAGCCACCCTGAACAAGATGCAGAGCGAGCTGCGGGACACCGCGTCGGAGCTGCAAGACATGGATGGCGAGATGGATGACGGCGCTAAGAAAGCGCTGTCCTTTGGGGACGTGCTGAAGGCCAACCTGGCGTCTGATGTGATCATCTCCGGCGTCAAGGCTATGGCCTCCGCCATTAAGGAGGTCGGCGCGGCGCTGGTAGACCTGGGCAAGCAGTCTATAGAAGGGTATGCCCAATACGAGCAGTTAATCGGAGGCGTCCAGACACTTTTTAACGAAACGGATCTGTCGCTTGAAGACTATGCATCTTCCGTAGGGAAATCGACGAGCGAGGTTCAGGCCGAATGGTCACAGCTTACCGCGGGCGGACGTATGGTCGCAAACAATGCCGAAGAGGCTTTCCACACGGTTGGACTGAGCGCGAATGAGTATATGGAAACTGTGACCAGCTTCTCCGCGTCGCTGATCCAGTCGCTTGGCGGCGACACAAAGGCAGCGGCGGCAAAAGCCGACCTGGCAATCACAGATATGTCCGACAACGCCAACAAAATGGGCTCGGATATGCAGAGCATCCAAAACGCCTATCAGGGGTTTGCCAAACAGAACTATACCATGCTGGACAACCTGAAGCTGGGCTATGGCGGCACGAAGCAGGAGATGGAGCGGCTGCTGACCGATGCGGAGAAGATCTCCGGCATCAAGTACGACATCTCCAGCTACGCCGACATCGTGGACGCGATCCACGTCGTACAGACGGAAATGGGCATCACCGGCACGACCGCCAAGGAGGCGGCGACGACCATCGAGGGCAGCGCGAAGTCCATGAAGGCTGCGTGGCAGAACTTCTTGACAGGCGTGTCCGTGGGCGACAACGACGGCATAGGCAACCTCGACGTGCTGGTCGGGAACGTAGTTGACGGGGTAAAAACATTTGCAGATAACCTGATCCCCCGCTTGCAGATCATGCTGCCTCGCTTGGCCGAGGGCCTGACCCAGTTGGCCAACGGACTCGCGCCCTATGTCGGCCCGGCTCTGGAGACGCTGCTGCCTCCACTGATGCAGGGTATCGGCGGACTGGTGTCCGGCATCGTGCAGGCACTGCCGATGACGGTGGAGGTAGTATCAGGGGTCGTACCTATGTTGGTGGAGCAGTTGACCAGCCTTTTGCCGCAGGTCGTCAGCGCGGGCGGCGAGATCATCGTCTCCTTGGCTGCCGGCATAGGCGGAAGCCTGCCTGAATTGCTTCCTTCGGCGGTGGACGCTGTCATTGAGGTGGCCAGTGGACTGGTGGCCAATACGGATAAATTGGTCATAGCTGCCGGACAACTTATTGGCGGATTGGCTCAGGGACTGATCGAAGCAATCCCTCGCCTGGTCTATCGGCTGCCGGAAATCATATCTGCTATCGCTGCCGGACTGCTCAAAGGGCTGGCTTCTATCGGCATGGTCGGCCAGCAGCTGGTGGAAGGGCTGTGGAACGGCATCAAGAACGCCGGGCAGTGGCTCTACGACAAGCTCTCCGGCTGGGTAAGCAACATCCTTGGCTGGATCAAGGGCTTCCTCGGCATCCATTCTCCCTCTAAGGTTTTCGCCGATGAAATCGGCAAATTCATCCCGCCCGGCATCACGCTGGGCGTGGAACAGGCCATGCCCAGGGCCATGCGCGACATGGGCGAGGAGCTGTCCGCCCTGGCCACGCTGCCGCTGCCCAGCGGCGGCACGACCACCAACATGGGCGGCGTGGTCATCAACGTCTACGGCGCGGAGGGCCAGGATGTGAACGCCCTGGCCGACGTGGTGATGTACCGATTGCAGAGCGCGGTGGAGCGGAAGGAGGCGGTGTTTGCGTGATTTTTTGGGCCGGAAGATCTTCCGATGATGTCCATGTCATCGTGGAGCGCTACCCCTCCGTGACGCTGGCCGCCCGGAAGATGGACGTACAGTCTGTCCCCGGACGCAACGGCGATCTGATTTTTCCGCAGGAAGCATTTGACAACTACGTTCAGCCCTACAATATCTACGTCAGCGCGGAGCGCATCCGCCTGCCTCGCGCTATGCGCGAGGTGGCCAACTGGCTCTGCGGGCCAAAGGGCTATCAGAAGCTGGAGGACGACTACGACGTGGAGACGTACCGGCGGGCGTATTTCGCCGGGCCGCTGGACGTGGAGAGCGTACTGCACAAGTTCGGACGGGCGACCATTGAGTTTAACTGCCAGCCGCAGCGGTTTCTGCGCGCCGGAGATCAGACGGTGGAGCTGTCGCAGGGCGAGACGTTGCTGAACCCCACAGCATTCACGGCGCTGCCGCTGATCACCGTCACCGGCACAGGAGCAGGGACTCTGACGGTGGGTGGCCGGACTGTCACCATTAAGAGTCTGCCGGACGGCTATGTGATCCTGGACTGCGAGGCGCAGAACGCCTACGGCGCGGGCGGTGTCAACCGCAATGCGACCATCTCCGCGCCGGAGTTCCCGGCGCTGGAAGCGGGGGAGGCGGCGGTGAGCTGGACGGGCAGCATCACCGGCGTGAGCGTCATCCCCAGGTGGTGGACGCTATGAGGCCGATCTTGTATCCGCCCGAAGAGCGGGCGTTTGACAGCAACGGCCTGGGCGTGCTGTCCGATGCAGCGTCCTGCCAGGTGACAGAGGAGCGCAACGGCGGCTACGAGCTGACCATGCAGTACCCGGTGAGCGGCATCCACTACGCCGACATCGCGGAGCGCTGTCTGATCCTGGCGCGACCGCGCCCGGAGGCTGACCCGCAGCCGTTCCGCGTCTATCGCATCACGCGCCCCATGGGCGGCCTGGTGACGGTCTACGCCGAGCACATAAGTTACGACCTGTCCGGCGTGGTTATGCCGCCGTTCTCAGCCCAGGGGGCGCAGGGGGTGTTTGCAGCTATTGCCTCCGGCGCTATTCCGGCGGACAATGGCTTCAGCTACTGGACAGACCGGCCCGGCGCGACCGCCGTGTCCAGCTCCGTGCCCCTGTCCGTCCGCTCCTTGCTGGGCGGCGTGAGAGGCAGCATCCTGGACATCTACGGCGGCGAGTATGAGTTCGATCGCTTCACGGTGAGGCTGTGGACGCGCCGTGGCGCAGACCGTGGCGTGACCATCCGCTACGGCAAGGATCTTACGTCCCTGGATCAGGACGCCAACTGCGCGGCGGTCTACACGGCGGTGTACCCGTACTGGACGGATGACGAGACCGCCGTGGAGCTGCCGGAGAAAACTGTGCCCGTTTCGGGCACGTTCGACTTCACCCGCATTCTGACGCTGGATCTGTCGTCTGCGTTTGAGGACGCCCCCACCGCCGACCAGCTACGGACGGCGGCGGAGTACTACATCGCCGACAACAAGGTGGGCGTGCCGCGAGTGTCCATCACGCTGTCCTTTGCCCAGCTGGACGGCGAGAAGGTGGAACTGTGCGACACCGTGTCCGTAGTGTTTGCGGCCATGGGCGTCACCGCCACGGCGAAGGTGGTAAAGACCACCTTTGACGTGCTGCGGGATCGATACAGCAGCGCGGAGGTGGGCGACGTCCGGCCCAGCGTGGCGGACACCATTGCCGGACAGGCCCAGGACATCAGCTCTCTGCCCACCACGGAGGCGCTGCAAAAGGCGATCCTAAACGCCACAGGCTGGATTACCGGCACGAACGGCGGCTACGTGATTTTTAAGCGCAACGACGCCGGGCAGGCCACGGAGCTGCTGATCATGGACGCGCCGGAGACGGCGGACGCCAAAAACGTGTGGCGCTGGAATTTAGGCGGCCTGGGCTTCTCCAGCAACGGCGTCAACGGCCCTTATGAGACGGCGATCACGCAGGACGGCTCGATCGTGGGGAAATTCGTGACCGCGGAGGGGCTGAATGTTTACGCGGCGAACATTGTCGGGAAGCTGACAGCGGCGCAGATCGACGCCGACAACCTCCAGGTCAGGGCGGCCAACGTCACCGGGCAGCTGGTAGCTAGTCAGATCGACGCCTCCAGCCTGCACGTGAACGCCGCTAACGTGGACGGCCAGCTCCAGGCCAGTCAGATCAACGCAGACAACCTACAGGTCAAGGCGGCAAACATTACCGGGCAGTTGGTAGCATCGCAGATCGATGCTACCAACCTCCAGGTGAACGGCGCAAACATCTACAACCTGAAGGTCACAAACGCGGAGATCGAGAACCTGTCGTGCTCCAAGCTGACCGGCTATATTCCTGCCGCCCGAATAAGCGATAAAAGCAATTTCCTGAGCAGCCTATATGTTACAGCGCTGGAGAGCAACGAACAGTATTGCAGTAAAATCAAGATTGGCACTACTCTAAGCGGATATATCGCGTACATGGACACGTCCGGGCTACATGGCAAGGGTGGAAGCGCTACATGGGAACAAATAATCACAATGTGTAGCGGGTCTGGGCAGACCACAGCTGTATTCGGATAAGAGGCAAGATACTATGGCATATATATCAGGGAAATACACATCTGCAACAAGCTATACCGTTACCTTAGATGGTATGAAAATTGGTATGGTATATGCTATATTGGTACAAGATCTAAACACAGACGGAAGCAGTAATGGTTTTATTTGTAAGTGGAAAAGCGGTGCTACAAGTTCGACCAACACTGTGAAATACACCACTACAGCAGCTTATAGTCAATATGATCGAAGAATTGGCTTTTTCCAAGGGTCTTTTGAAACCAATGTAGGGACAACCGTTTCAGACGCAAATTTTGAAAAATGGGCCGACGGAAAGGGTGTCATCTCAGCTTGGAATGGTGGAGGTGGCGGTGGAGGTAGTACTACCTATACTATTGGAGTGAATGCTAATGGTGGCACTTATAGCGGACCTACTCCTACCGTTAGCAGCACCTATCCGTACCTAAGCCTGACAGCCATATCTAATAGTACGTCGCGCAATGGGTATAAATTGACGGGCTGGCTGTGGTCTGTAGATGGTACTATATACTCTACGACAGCAACGATCTCGGGTATCTCAAGCTCCGGTACACTTACTGCGCAGTGGGAAAGGACATCTGTCACCATTACTTTAGATGCAAAGGAAGGAGTATTTCAGGATACGCGCCAGCATATACGCAGTATCACAAACCAAACACCCGGAGATGTATTTTATTTTAAAGACTATTCGAGCCTAGTAACAAGAGACGGGTATGAGGTGATCGGTTGGAGCGCATCTTCTAGCGTTACTACGCCAACTTATGACAAAAACGGGTATGTCAGCATCGGGTATACAAATGCCACATACTACGCCGTTTGGCAAAAATCTGTCGCAACCATTACCCTATATGGTAATGGCGGTTTATGGGGTGGTAATTTACAAAAACGTACTCTGACCAAAAATGTCGGTGAGACTGTTTCGTTTGCAGAATATGGTCCGAACGGAACACCGCCACTACAATATGCCTACCACACTCTAGCTGGCTGGGGAACCTCTGCCACGGGAACAGCCGCATGGGACCCAAACGGGTATGTCACAGTAGGTGCCACAGACGCAAATTATTATGCGATCTGGAAAAACCATATTGATCCGTTTTATTGGGACGGCAGCAGCGGCAGCAGCGACGGCAGCATCATCGCCGTGGGCTTGCCGCTATCCAATCTGACAGCGTCCCGCTGGAATAGGCTCATGGCCACACTGGCAGAGCTGGCGGCGGGCAACGGCAGCTCTTTCATCTACTCGCCGGTCGCGGCAGGCAGCAGGATCACGGCGGCGGGGTTCAACGCCGTCCGGGCAGCCATCGCGTCTCAGCCGGGCCACGGTGCGACGCCCGGAGCGCGCAGCGCGGGAGACAGTATCCTGGCCAGCTACTACAACGGCGTCGGATCATTAAAAAATGCGCTGAATAGCGCAATAATCTACTACAACAACCGATAAGGAGGACGACCATGAAGATCATCTTTGACAAGGGCACAGAGACGCAGCGGGCGGTGGAGATCACCCACTTTGGCGAAGGCCTGAACCGTGGCGTACTGAACGCCGTGTGGACGGGCCGACTGGGCGAGGTGTCCGCCGTGCCGGCAGTCAAGCCGTTGGTGGACGCACCCGCGTTCGCAACCGTTGAGGTCGTGGACGGCGAGGGCGACGACACCTTCGCCGTGCCGGTGCAGGGCGACTACAACGTAATCCGGGACGCCAACGTCAACTACGTCGCATCTGAGCGGCTCTACTCTATGACGCTGGTGCTCGGCTACGACCAGGCGAAGTAAGGGGAGGGGTGACCATGAACGTCAACCAAGAAGTGAGGCTCAACCTCTCGGCAGTAGGCATTCCGCCCCGGTTGTCCATGCCGCAGGGCGACGCCAATTCCCGCACCATCGTGGCCACGCTGTGGGATGGAGCTACTCCCTACAGCGTCCCGGCCAACGCCGCCGTCATGGTTCGCTTCCGCAAGCCGGACGGCACGGGCGGCCTATACGACGCAACAGAGACCGGGACGGCAGTGACCGCCTCCGGCAACACCGTCACCGCGCCGGTGGCCACGCAGATGCTGGCTGTGGCGGGCGTGGTTCAGGCGGAGATCAATATCTACGGCACGGGCTCAGGCAAGGCAGCAGACCGGCTGGCTACGTTCCGTTTTGCGGTAGAGGTTGCGCCCAGCGTCTACCCGGACGCGCAGATCATCAGCAGTGACTATTACAACATTCTCGCCGCTGACATCAGTGAGGCCACCGCAGCCGCCGAATCCGCCGAGACCTCCGCGGGCGACGCCGAAGCCTGGGCGGCAGGCACTCGCGACGGCGTGGCCGTGACCGCCAGCGATCCTGCGTATGAAAATAACGCTAAATATTACAAGGAGCAGGCGCGGGCTATTACAGGCGACACCGCCAAGGAGAGTACATCCCAGTTGATCCTGTCCACCCTGCGTGGGCAGCGGCCCAAGCGGTACGGTTTCCGCATCAAAAACTCAGAACCAAACCCCAGCACCCGCGTGGAGTATCTCTACGACGCGGAGGGCATGACCCCGGCGGGGATGAATTTCAGCACCGGCGTTTTCAATTACGGCAGCTGGGCGGACATTTGGTTCGTCCGGGACAACCACCCCTGCATGGTCAAGTCGGACGGCACGGTGGACCACTGGCTCAAGGACGACGATTACACGCAGAAGTACACCGACGGCAGTGCCAGCGACGTGTCCAACACGGCCTATGGTGGCAACTGCTTCTCTGCCATCCCACTGATTTGGGTCAAGCGCTGGCAGGAGGGCGACTACTCCTACACAGTGTTCTGCGAGGAGCGCTACGATGACGGCTATTTTGCCTACGCCCACACAGACGCCCAGGGCCGTATCACGCCGTACCTCCTGTACCCGGCGTTCCGGGGCAGTCTCGTGGACGGCAAGCTCCGCAGCATCAAGGGCCAGGCGCAGGACAACGGAACTAGCACAACCGCGGAGCGGACGGCGGCCCAGGCCAACGGCAACGGCTACGACATCCTCCAGTGGAGCGACTGGCAGCTGCTGATGGATATGTGTTACCTGATCGGCAAGAGCACAAACCTTCAGGCCGTCTTTGGCCGGGGCCACACCACCGGCGGCACGTCCGCCGCCGACCTGCTGACCACCGGCACACTCAGCGACAAGGGCCAGTTCTTCGGCTATGCCGACACCATCCACGCCGTGAAGGTGTTCCACACCGAGGTCTGCTGGGGCGACCGCTGGGAGCGGATCATCGGGTGTCTGCAAGACCACGGCGTGTGGAAGATGAAGATGACCCCGGAGGGCGGCGGCTACAACCTGACCGGCGCGGGCTATGACGCGGTGGGGGAAACCGTCTCACAGCCGGGCTCTGACAGCACCTTCAGCGGCTGGTTCTCGGCGGCGCGAAACACGCCCCAGGGATTGCTTCCCACGGCGCTATCCGGCGGCGATACCACCTACTACTGCGACTTTCACTACATCAACGTGGGTGTGCTGTCTGTGCCGCGTGTCGGCGGGTCCTGCGGGTCCGGCTCGAGGTGTGGCCGCTACGTGAACGTTGCCGTCGTGGCCGGGGCTGCGGGGGGGAACGCCGGCGCGTCGCTTTCTTACAAACGTCCCTCTTGAGGGGGCGCGGGGGAGTTATCCCGGGCATTCGAGAAATTGCGTGGTTTTGAGGTGAGTGTGCAGTTATGAACGAAAATTTACAAATGTGGTTTTGGGGGTGAATAAATGGAGCTTTTTATTTCACATACCGCAGCGACAGACAACTGGATTAAGCAGCACCATTACCTACATAGCACACCTGCGGGGGCGCGTGTGAGGATGGAGTTTTATATTCCGTATTTGGACGCCTATCAACTTGTGAAAGAAACCGGGGTGAGTTTGAGCGATTTGGATATGCGTGACGGGAAATATCTTGTTGGCGCTATGATGTGGGGCCGACCAACAAGCCGAAAAATTGACCAAAAGGCAATACTCGAATTAACCCGATGCTGTTTTCTTGATTTTATGCCAAAGAACACCGAGAGCAAAGGCCTCGCCAAGGCGCGTGCATGGATTAGGAAGCATCTTCCAGATGTGAAAGGGCTTATCGCATATTCTTCCACCGCAGAGAGTCATCAGGGTACAATTTACCTTGCTGATGGCTGGTTTAAGATCTCTGAATCCGAGTCCCCTCACGCATCTTGGGAGACGCGAGGAGGCCGTAAAAACAGAGACCTTAGTGTGAAGTATAAGTTTGCGCGGTCGCCTTAAAACTCGTAAGACGTTTTAAATACGGCGGTTTTGTATTGAGCCGGATGGGCGTGTTTCGGCACGCCAACGCCTACAACTACTACCTGGAGCATATCAAGCCGATGGTCAACATCCGAAAGTGCAAGCGGCGGGTGGCCGCCGCAGCGAAAAGACAAGAGAAAGCGAGGGGCTACCAATGACAGACTGGAAAACTGTGCATGACAGCCGCACCACCACCCCGGAGGAGCTGGACACCACGTCCAGCAGCTCCACCGTCTACGAGCGGCGGAACATCCGGCGGGAGACGGTGACGGTGGGCGGCAGTGAGGACGCTGCCACGATGGAACAATGGGTGTATGAGCAGCGGGAATACACCCAGGAGGAATACGCTATGATGCGTGCGCCCGCCATACAGAGCGTGCAGCAGGCGTTGAGCGGCATCGAGCTGGCTATCGCCATGCTGGGCTAGGAGGTGCACTATGAGCGACAAATTTGAGGCGCTGCTGGAGAAGTGGAAGCTGGGCTACATCACCAGGGAAACGCTGCGGGGCTGGGTGGCCCTGAACCAGGCCAAGCCGGGCCGGGGCATCACGGCGGAGGAGTACGAGGAGATCACGGGTGAGAGCTATGACGGCTGACCTGGCGGTGATCTCCGCGCTGTGCCGCATTATCCAGCGGGCGGCGGAGATCATCGAGGACGAACAGAAACGGAAAGCCCTGCTGGCCGAGATGGACGAGGCGGTAGGGGAGGAAAGGGCATAAGCCCGGAAAGGACGAACAACTATGAAAGACACCATCAATCCCATCATCGCCGTGCTGGCCGCCGCGCTGGGCGTGGCCTCCAGCTACCTGGTACAGCTGATCGTGCCGCTGATCGTGCTGGTGATCGCCATGCTGGCGGACTACGGCACGGGCATGGCCAAGGCCTGGAACGCCGGGACGCTGTGCTCCCGCACGGGCATCCGCGGCATCCTGAAGAAGGTAGGCTACCTGGTCATCGTGGCGGTGGCGATGGGCGCGGATTACCTGCTGCGCTACGGTCTGGATCAGGTAGGCGTGCATATCAACATTGAGTTCCTGATCACAGCTATTGTTATCGTGTGGCTGATCATTAACGAGCTGATCTCCATTTTGGAAAACGTGGCGGCCATCGGCGCACCTGTGCCGGAGTTTCTGCTGAAGCTGATCAAAAAGCTGAAAACCGTGACCGAGAAGCAGGCGGAGACCGTGCCGGTGGAGACGGAGGAAATGCTGGACGATGAAGATTAACGATGTTACATACAAGTGGAACGGCGCTCTGACGAAGCGCCGTTCCACCACCCGCATCATCCTGCACCACGCGGCGGCCAGCAAATGCACCGCACAGCAGATCAACCAGTGGCATCTCGCCAACGGTTGGGTGGGCATCGGCTACCACTTCTTTGTGCGGAAGGACGGCAGCGTCTATCGAGGCCGCCCGGAGGACACAGTAGGCGCGCACGCGGGAAACAACAACTACGACAGCATCGGCGTATGCTTCGAGGGCAGCTTCGACCGGGAACAGATGAACGAGGTACAGCGCAAGGCCGGTGCGGAGCTGGTGGCGTACCTGAAGGGCAAGTACGGCATCACCAAGGTGCAGAAGCACAGCGATGTCAACGCCACGGGCTGCCCTGGGACGCATTTCCCGTTCGCGGCGATAGCGGATGGCGGCACGGCGGACAATCCCGCAGAGAGCGCCGCAGGCGGCTTTACGGCGGTATTTCCCCAGATCAGCAAGGGTAGCAAGGGCGACAAGGTGCGCGTACTCCAGGAGCTGCTGAAGGGCCGAGGCTACGATTTGGGTACATACGGCGCGGACGGCGACTTCGGCGCGACGACGCATCGGCGGGTCATGAGCTTCCAGGTGGCAAACGGGCTGACGGCGGACGGCATTGTGGGCGAGAACACGTGGCGGAAGCTACTGAGAGAGTAATCGAACTGAACACACGAAAACGCACTCGAAAGAGTGCGTTTTCGTTTTATTTTTTTAAAAAAACCCTTGACATACCACCCGTTGGGTGGTATAATCAACTCGTAAGTTAGATATGGATCGCCGCACAGCGGCAGAAAGGGAGATATAATGAAAAAGACTTTTTATTCCGCCACCTACGCAGTATGGGGATCTAGCTTCTGTCGGGAGGCATGGTTTGACAACAAGGTCGCGGCGGACGCTTTCGCCGCGCACGATTTCCGGGACGACCCGGTGGCACACACCTACAGCAAGGCGGACAGCATCCGCGCCGCCGAGGATCGCGTGGCCGCTACGGCAGCAGAGCTGATCGCC